GCTCACAGGCGAGCATCGCAAACACTCTTATGGATATGGTTACAATGGGTCTTAACATGCAGAAAAAACAATGCTATCCGATTGCTTACGGCGGAAAGCTGAATTGTCAGGTATCTTATCACGGACACAAGGCAATGGCTCACAGATATGGAGCAGTCAGTATTGATGCAGAGGTTATCTATGATGGAGATATATTTGAATACCATATCGAAAATGGTAGAAAGATTCTTGATTGCCACAAACAGAGTTTCCAAAACATTAACCTTGACAAAATCATCGGTGCTTACTGCGTTGTGAAGTTATCCGATGGTAGCACTTATATGGAAGTTATGAACTTTGCTCAGATTAAGACCGCATGGCGTAAGGGGTTTGGTTACAAGGAAAATTCCGGCACACACAAAGAGTTTACGGACATGATGGCAAAGAAAACAGTCACATCAAGAGCTTGTAAACAGATTGTGCAGCAGTACGGAGATGTGTTTGCTGTTTCAACTTATGAGAAATCTGAGGAATTGGAAAATGTGGATATGGTCGCTGAAGATGTGGCGTACGATATTGAACAGAACGCAAATTCAGTGGATTTTGAAGAAACAGTGATTGATGCGGAAGTGGTTGAAACTGGAGATGTTCCGGAATTTATGAAGGAGTAATGATGCTAACACTTAAAACATTATCCACTGGTTCATCGGGAAACTGCTATCTGTTATCAACAGAAAACGAAACATTGATTTTGGATTGCGGTATACCGATTAAGGATATCAAAAAGGGTTTGGATTATAACATAACAAAGATTGTGGGTGTGGCAGTAAGCCATTCCCATCAGGACCATTCAAAATGTGTCGAGGCTTTTAAACGAATGGGAATAATGGTATTTACCCCATATCTTCATAAGAATTTATGTGACTACCGAAGATGTTATTTGGGAAAATTCATGATAACAACTTTCGAACTTCCGCATAATGAGACACCGAACTATGGATTCTTGATTGAAGCGGATGATCAAAAAATTTTGTACATGACGGATTTTGAGTATTGCAAGTACAGATTCGCAAATATGAAAGTGGACCACATTTTGATTGAATGCAATTATCAGACGGAACTGGTAAATAGAGATTTGCCGAATTATGAACACAAGATAAAAGGGCATTGCTCACTGGAAACTTGCAAGAATTTTATAGAAGTAAATGCAACAAATAATCTTAAGACCGTGTTATTGCTCCATATGGGCGGAGAAACGTGCGAACCCGAAGAATGTGTCAATGAGATAAAAAAAGTCGCTAAAAACGCTTATGTGGACTATGCGAGAAAAGGATTAGAAATTGAATTAAGAAAGGACTTATGTCCGTTTTAAACAGGAGGGAACTTGAAGTGCAAATTAAAGTAGTTTTAGATGATGAAGACAAATGGAATAATACAGAGTGCAATATGTGTGGAAAAAGATTTCATTTAAAACCAAGTGCATTGAAACGGAATAAAACACATTACTGTTCCAAGAAATGTCAAAATGATGCAAAGAAAGAATATATGAAAGGAAAAGGAAACCATCAATACGGAATTAAGGGGAAAAAGAATGCTTCCTGGAAAGGTGATATCAGAAAAAATTCTTATGGATACGTTATGATACGAAACCATGAGCATCCTTTTTGTGACAATGGTGGATGGGTGTTTGAACACCGTTTGATAGCAGAACAATACTTGTTGACGCCAGAAAATTCCATTCAGATAGGCGAAAAATTGTATCTAAAATCTGGTTACGATGTTCATCATAAGAACTTCGACAGGAAAGATAATAGAAAAGAAAATCTTGAAGTAATGGAACGTGGTGCGCATAGAATGCTTCACAATAAATTGAATCCAAATAAAAGAAATGAAAAAGGACAATTTGTTAGCGAAGAACCAGAACTAATAAAAATTAAAAAAGTGACTGAAACGGCAATTATCCCACATAAACAGAGTATAGGTGCTGCAGGATATGATTTATTTGCTGATATTGATAAACCAGTTGAAATAAGACCGCACGAAACAGTATTGATTCAATCAAATATTGCATTTGAGATACCTAAAAACTATTTTGGTGCAGTATATGCACGAAGTGGATTATCAACAAAGCATGGTTTGCGTCCAGCAACATGTGTATCGGTCATAGACAGTGATTATCGTGGAAGTGTTGGATTGCCTGTTCACAACGATACAGACAATGTAAAAATTATTGTTCCGAAAGAACGAGTTGCACAAATAGTATTCCAGAAAGCATTAGATGTGCAATTGGTACAAGTTGACAGATTAGACGAAACCGAACGTGGCGATAACGGATTCGGAAGTACAGGAAGGTAGTAAAGGGGGAATGACTTATCAATAAAGTTGTTTTAATGGGGCGCTTGACCCGTGATCCAGAAGTAAGATATGGCGGTGCGAACAATACCGCAGTAGCAAGATACACACTTGCGGTCGATAGAAAATTTAAACGTGAGGGAGAGCAGGCGGCAGATTTTATTCCGTGTATGTGTTTTGGAAAGTCGGCAGAGTTTGTCGAGAAATACTTTAGACAAGGAATGAAAGCAACTGTATGTGGACGTATTCAGACTGGAAGCTACACGAATCAGAATGGACAAAAAGTTTACACAACAGATGTTGTAGTGGAAGAACAGGAATTTGCCGAGAGCAAAAATTTCAATCAGAACAATAACGGCGGCAGTAGTCAACCAGTTCCTCATCCATCACCACAGGCAAGTACATCTAATGATTTTATGAGTATTCCAGATGGATTGGAAGAATCATTGCCGTTTAATTAAGGAGGATAACACATGAGAATTTATATTAGTGGTGCTATTACTGGCACAGATGATTTTATGGAACGATTCAAAAAGGCAGAAGATTTTTTGAAAGAAAAAGGACATAGTGTCTTAAATCCAGCCCATGCAAATTCATATATGCCAGAAGATGCAACGTATGAAGAGTATATGAAAATTTGTTTTACATTACTGGATATGGCAGATGCGATTTATATGCTTAACGGCTGGGAGAAATCTTGTGGTGCGAATCGTGAATACGGCTATGTACTTGCCAAAGACCACATGATGATTTTAAGAGAAGGTGATTTGGATTGAATCAGAACTTTAGAAAAGCAATGGCGATAGAAAGTGCAAACAAGAAAAAGCTGCTTGAAATCAATCCGAAACTAGATGATAAAAGTGGGATTTATTTTCTGACAAGGATTGATGAAAACGATATTAAATACGCCTACATTGGACAGGCGAAACGAATTTTAACAAGACTTGCTCAGCATCTTGTTGGATACCAACATATCGATTTATCGATTAATAAACATGGTTTTTTTTCAGAATCAAATCCGTATGGGTGGAAAGTTAATTTTGTGCACGTTGCGTCAGTTGTTCTTGATGATATGGAGCAGTATTACATAAAACTTTACGCCCAAAACGGTTATCAGCTTAGAAATAAGACCGCTGGCGGTCAAGGAGAAGGGAAAATTCAAATCAATGAATACAAGCCAGTAAAGGGCTATAGAGATGGACTCTTGCAAGGAAAGAAAAACCTTGCAAGGGAACTGTCTCACATAAACGAAAAGCATTTAGTTGTCGATTTGAAACCCGAAAAACAGAATAACAAAGTATCGCAAAAAGCATTTGATAAGTTTAAGGAATTGCTGAGTGGTGCAGAAGGAGATGTTTGATGTGGAATTGATTTTTTTAAAAAAATTGATGCTGATATTAACTATAATCATATTGTTTCTGGTGAAAATCAAGCACAAAGAGCCAGCATTGATTCTTCCAATTTTAGCACTTACGATTTTAACACTAACTATCAGTTAAATTTAACGGAGACGATTAAATAATGCGAAAAATATCAGCAATGTATCAGTGGTCGGGCGGTACTTCTTATGGTCATAAGTGCGGTGAATGTACGAACTGTAAGAAACTGTCCGACCGGACATGCAAATGTAAGATTTATGGAGAAACAGATGGGCATGAGACTGACTGGAAACCCGACTGGACTGCGTGTAAGGCTTATAACGAGGTTTTTGACGGAGAACCAGTAATTGTATCGGGAACGAAAAGGAAAACAGTTAAAACCGGTCAGTTGAGTTTGTTTGATTTTATGGCAATAGGAGGATAATTTGAATTGAACGGATTAATTATTGATTGTTTTGCCGGTGGCGGCGGTGCGAGTGTTGGAATAGAAATGGCACTTGGTAGACCGGTTGACATTGCGATTAATCACGATCCGCAGGCGATTAGAATGCATCAGACCAATCATCCAAATACGCTGCATTTGACTGAGGATATATTTAAAGTTGATTTACAAAAGTATGTAAAAGGTCAACACGTATCTCTTATGTGGGCATCACCGGATTGCACAAGCCATAGCAAGGCAAAAGGCGGTCAGCCCAGGATGCAAGGATTGAGGATTCTTCCATGGGCAGTTTATAAGCACGCAAAGAAGATTCTTCCAGATGTAATAATAATGGAGAATGTGGAAGAGATTCAGCAATGGGGTCCACTCGATGAGAAAGGACGTCCGATACCAGAAAGAAAAGGCGAAGATTACAATAAGTTCATTGATTCCATGAAATCAATCGGATATAGATTTGATTCAAAAGAATTGGTAGCAGCAGATTACGGAGCGCCAACAACAAGAAAAAGATGGTATGCAATTTTCCGAAGAGATGGTAACCCAATTGTATGGCCGGAAGTTACGCATAAAAAAGAGAACTGGTTGGAATGCGGGAATTATATTGATTGGTCTGATTTAGGCAAGAGCATATTTGACAGACCTAAACCACTTGCGGAAGCTACGCAAAAAAGAATTGCAAATGGAATAAGAAAGTATATCATAGAAAATCCAAATCCATACATAGTCAAAAACAAGGATGCGTTAGCATTTATGATTCAATACCACGGAGAACAAAAAGCTGGAGATTCCAGAGGTCAGTTACTAACTGAGCCAATAAGAACAATTGATACATCTAACAGATATGGTCTTGTTACTGCTTTTATTACAAAATTTTATAAAACTGGAATAGGGCATTCATGCAGTGACCCACTGCACACAATAACAACTTCTCCTGGGCATTTTGGTCTTATAAGTGCGTTTTTAATCAAGTATTACGGAACTGGATGCGGTCAATAATTGTCAAAACCACTTGGAACTATTACAACAAAGGATAGATTTGGTCTTGTAAATGTTTCCGTGGAGATTGATGGAGAAAAATATATTATTTCTGATATTTTTTTAAGAATGCTTAAGCCGGAAGAACTGAAAGTGTTGCAAGGTTTTCCAAGAGATTACATCATTGATCGCGACTATAACTGGCAAAAATATCCAATCGTAGAGCAAGTAAAGAGAATAGGAAACAGTGTGGTTCCTGTAATGGCAGAAGCATTAGTAAAAGCTAATTGCGGTTATTTAAAAATAGGAGAAAGGATGCCGTCACCAATTATTTTTGAACAAATAAATGGTCAAGTGGCATTTGGATGATTTGTAAAGGAGTGATTCCATGATAGAGATTATCAACGAACAGACAACGCCCGAATTTGAATCGAAGATGTTAAAAGAATACATATCGGGATTGTCGGAATACACAAAGAAAATCAAGGATTGTGACGAGTGCAAATTAATTAAACTGTGTGGAAGAAATTTTAGCACTTGCCCGAAAAGCTGGAAATGTGGGGAGGTTACATGAAAATTGGTCTAATAGATGTTGATGGACACAACTTTCCAAGCATTCCACTGATGAAAATATCTGCATGGCACAAACAAAAAGGTGATGAGGTTGCGTGGTATGAACCATTGATACATGGAATGGGTGAGCCGTTAGATGTTGTGTATATGTCAAAAGTATTTGGCGCGGAATACACACAAGACTATCCGTATCATGTGAATGCTAAAAAGATTGTAAAAGGTGGTACAGGCTATTTTATAAATGTTGAATCTGGTGTTGAAATTTTTGATCATGCTAATCATAAAAATCTTAATGATGAAATTGAACATATGTTTCCAGACTATTCCATTTATCCAGAACACACCAAAAATACAGCTTACGGTTTTTTAACAAGAGGTTGCTGCAATAACTGCGATTTTTGCATTGTCAGCAAAAAGGAAGGTAGATGCTCTAAAAGGGTTGCTGATTTATATGAGTTTTGGAATGGACAGAAATTTATAAAACTATTAGATCCCAATATTCTGGCTTGCAAGGAACACATGTATTTGCTTAATCAATTATCGGAAAGTGGAGCGTTTGTGGATTTTACACAAGGCCTTGATGCAAAGTTTGTAAATGACAATAATTTGGAGATTTTAAACAAAATAAAGATCAAAAGAATTCATTTTGCTTTTGATACCATGAAGAATGAAAAGAAGATTGTCGATGGATTGAAGAAAGTAAAAGAAAAACTGTTTGTTAATGAAAACAAAATGATCGTTTATATTCTTACGAATTATGACACCACTTTCGATCAAGACATTTACAGAATCAAAACTGTAAGAGAATTAGGTTATCTTCCAGATGTTCGCATATACAGAAAGAATAGCCTTCCAAAGAATCATATCTTGAGACATTTGCAAAGATGGTGCAATAACAGATTTGTTTTTAAATCTTGTGATTTCATGGACTATACGCCATGGGCAGATGGTCTGACAATAAAACAGCTTATGGATAGAAAGGAAATAGTTACATGAAACTAAAAGACAAAACAATACGTGCTGCATCGTTCCTTGAAAATTACTGTAAAAAGATGTGTGTTGGGAAATGCACAGGTGTTGAAAAAGGTAAATGTAAAATCGTGCAGTTGCTGAATGAGGAAAAAGATGTTTTGGAGGAAAAGGAGTGTGAAACCTATGAGTAACTGGTCAAAGAAAAGAACACCTTTTATTCCGAATATGGATACGCCTAAAACGTATGAGTGCAAAATTTGCGGAAGTAAAATTATTCCAAGAGTTTCCGATAAATACATCGTTTATGCCACGGAAAAGACCGGGGTTTTAGCGGGGAAAATGGGGGGAAAAAAAAAGGACCAAAAATTGTACGTTGCTTTTGATTGAAAAGTATGTGTTTGTAATTTTGGGGAAAAAGAAGGTTTGGGGTTATTGAAAATGGAAAGATTGACAA